TGTTAGGGATAGGGTTGGACTTCGGTTATACAAACGACCCGACCGCTATAATAGAAATATACAATTACAACGGTCAACGAATAGTAAACGAATTAGCCTACCAAACGGGGTTACTAAATAGCGACATCGCGAAACTCTTACCAAAACACGTACCCGTTTACGCGGATTCTTCCGAGCCGAAAAGTATAGACGAAATAAAACGCTTTGGTGTAACGATTAAAGGAGTAACCAAAGGCAAGGATTCAATAAACTACGGAATAGACGTAATGCAGCGTAACGAATACATAGTAACGTCGAATAGCAGTAATTTAATTAAAGAATTACGCTCGTATGTTTGGGATACCGATAAGCAAGGCAACCGCTTAAACAAACCAATAGATTTTAATAACCACGCTATCGATGCGTTCCGTTATCACGAAATGGAAACGCTTGGAATAGGCTCAAATTACGGAAGCTATGCAATACGATAAAACAAACGATATGCAAGTAATGATTTCTCGCGTAGAGGAATACATTTACGAGCGCACTGGCAAACGGGTTCGAATAGTGTTTAACAATATGCCACGCTTTACGGCTAACTTTGAAATGCTAATTAAAGCACACGAATACGTTGTGAATTACAAAAACACGAATAAATAATTATAACTATATGAAGTTAGAAATAACCGTACCGAGTTCAATTAGCGAAATTCCTTTAGTGAACTACCAAAAGTTCCTGAAGTTACAACAATCTTCAAACGATGAAGAATTTATCGCGCAGAAAATGATTGAGATATTTTGCGGAATAGAACTCAAAGACGTTGTTAAAATGAAACTAACAAGCGTTAACGACTTAATTATTCACTTCAAAAATATATTCGCGGAGAAACCAAAATTTAAGCCTACGTTTAAGATTAAAGACCTTGAATTCGGGTTTATTACCGATTTAGAAAATATAAGTTTTGGCGAATACGTAGACTTAGATAACTACTTAGCGAAGTGGGACGATTTCCATAAAGCTATGGCGGTAATGTACCGACCTATCAAAATACGGAATAAGGATAAATACGAAATAATCGAATACACTGGCGCAGGCGAATACGCGGAACTAATGCAGTACGCGCCTATGGACGTAGCAATCGCGGCTTCGGTTTTTTTTTGGACTTTAGGAAGCGAGTTACTAAGCGCTACCCTAAACTATTTAGAGAAGGAACTGAAGACGATGAGCGAGACCGAACAAGCGACTTTAGCGCACGAACTCAATTCGGAAAAAAGTGGGGATGGTATAGCTCAATCTATGGACTTGCTAAAGGAGACCTTACAAAATATGACGAGGTTGTTAAATACGGATTATATAAATGTCTTACCTATCTCACATTCGAAGCAGAAAAAAACGAAATCGAATTAATGGAAATTAAAAAAAGTTACAAATGAACGGATACTATTCTTTACTAAACGAACTTAGAACACACTTTAACGCCGACCCGTTAGTTAACACCGTTTCGCAAGGTTCTATCTTTAACGTGGACTTAGGTAAGCAAACTATTTTTCCACTGGTTCACGTAATGGTAAACCAAGTTACTTTTAACCATAACGTAATGACTGCGAACGTTACTTTAATGGCTATGGATAACGTAAGCCAACGTAAAGAAGAAGCGCCTAACTCGTTCGAAACTGCGGATAACGAAATAGACGTTTTGAATACGCAATTAGCAATTCTTAACCGAGCGTTTGAGATGCTTAAACACGGAAACATTTGGGACAACCTATACCACTTAAACGGAGCGCCTACTTGCGAACCTTTTATAGAACGCTTTGAAAATTACTTAGCGGGTTGGGCTATGACTTTTGACGTTGATTTCCCTAACGATATGACACGTTGTTAATGGACAAGGAGTTACAACTTAAAGCACTTGAGGAATTTCGCGACTATGTAATAGCTAAAGCGAAAAGCAACCTACGTAGTAAAAACGCTTCGGGTAAACTTAAACAATCTTTAGGTGCAGAAATTAAGGTAATGCCGAATTCGATTCGTTTCTTTTTTCAAATGGAAGAATACGGATTTTACCAAGACCAAGGAGTTAAGGGGGTAAGCAGCGGTAAAAGTTTAAGCGGGTTCAAGTTCGGTTCGGGTACAGGTAAAAAAGGCGGTTTAACTCAAGGTATAAAAAAGTGGGTTAAATTAAGGCGAATCCAATTTAGGGATAAGGGCGGAAGGTTCTTAAGTACTGATGCAACCGCATTTATTATTACGCGTTCCATTTGGCAAAAAGGAATAAAGCCTTCTTTGTTTTTTACACGACCATTTAACAACGCATTTAAGAACTTACCTAACGAATTAATAGACGCTTACGGATTAGAAGCACAAGAAACCTTTGACACAATAATGAAAGAAAATTTTAAGAATTATGGCTACTAACATTTATGCACGTTCTCCATTTATAATTGAGGTTAACGAAGTAGGACAAAGCGGAAGTAAAGTCGAACTTTACATTTATCCAAACGGAACAACTCCACCAACTTCACCAAGCTACACACTTGAAAAGTTAATCCCCGCGAGTAACAATACACAAACGCTTTACAATATAAGTCCGTATTTACTTGAGAACATAACCCACGATACTTTTATAAACAATTACGCAACGGATTCGGCATTACTAAATGTTAGTCAATACGTAATGGTTGACGTAAAGCGTTACAAGTTAGTTTTAAGTACGTACGTTTTGTTAGATACTTTTACTTATCGAGCGTTTGACGGCTACGGATATTATACGGAAGGGATGAACCCAATGCAGTTGGAAAATTACCACCTTGAAGAAAAAAGTTATTACTATTGGGTGGACACGAATAACAACCCTTCGGTTAACCCACTTGAACGCGCAGGAACTTTTACGGCTTATTTACCTACGGGTTACACGGTTGAATACGAGCAACTTCAAACGGGTTTAACGCATTCGTATACGATTGCTTCGGACGATGTTTACAATCTTTACAGGGTTTACCCAAGTTACTATTTAACGGGTAACATTTTAAGAATTAAATTAGGTTCGGCGGTTGTTTGGGAATCTACGTTCTACCCAATGGAAGAATGTTTGTACACTCCCGTAGTTATTGACTTCATAAACAAATACGGCGCTTGGCAACGTGAATTTATGTTTAAGGCTTCGTTTGAAAGTTTAACTACTTCGGCAACCGAGTTTAACTTAATGCAAGAATTCTCAAGTCCGTTCGCAAGTTATAATACGAACCTAAACCAAAGACAAACATTTAACACAAACGGGTTAATATCTTACCGCACTAACACGGGTTGGGTTGACGAATCCTTTAACTCAAACATTCAGCAACTACTTTTAAGCGAACGAATTTTATTAGACGGGCAACCCGTTAAAATGAAGACCAAAGAATTCGAAAAACAAAAGAACATAAACAACAAAAAAATAAATTACGTTCTTGAGTTCGAAAGTTCAACCGACCTTATAAATAACGTTATCTAATGAAAAGGCAAGTTCGAATCTTTGTTGAGGGTAGGGAGTTAGATTTATTCAACGATGAAACAATCGAAGTAAATTCGACTATCCAAAACATACAAGATATTTCTAAAACGTTTACGGACTTTTCGCAGTCGTTTACAATTCCAACGAGCGCACGAAATAACGCTATTTGGGAATACTTTTACGAAAACGCGGTTAATAGTTCAATTAACTACCAAGAACGTTTAGACGGGTACATAGAAATAGATATGACCTTCTTCCGTAGGGGTAAAATCCAAATGGAAAAAAGTCAACTAAAAAACGGACAACCTAACTCATACACGATAACGTTTTACGGCGATGTAACCACGCTTAAAGATTTAGTAGGCGAAGACCTTTTAAGCGACCTAGATTATACAACTATAAACCACGATTACACGTTTAACGAGGTATTTCAACGGATAATTAATTACGGAACGGATTGGGATGTATGTTACCCGCTCATAACGTCTAATCGAATATGGGAGTATTTAAGTACGCAACCACAAAGTAACGTACCGCAGTGGTTAATACCATTTATGGGTTCGGTAAGTAATGACATACACACGAATTCGGGAGCAATTAACTACACCGAGTTATTTCCTGCGGTTAGGGTAAAATCTATTTTTGATATTATCGGACTTCAGTACGGAGTAACTTTTACTGGTGCATTCTTAAGCGACCCGAAATTTACTCAAGCATATTTGTGGTATAAGAATAAAAATTCGTTCGAGTTTAGTGGGCAACCGCAACAACTTGACTTAGATACAATTGTAAGCCAATTTATACCAACGTACCCGCTTAATTTATACGTTGATTCTTCGTTAAACCAAATTACAACCCCGTTTTTTAATGGCGCTGTTTGGTTACAGCATTCAATCACGTTAGACGTTACTTCCGTTAGTTCTCCTACTATAACTTATTGGATTGACACCTACCGAAACGGAGCGTTATTTTCTACGACACAAGGCACGGGAGCGGCTTCGTATGGACTTGCCTTAGTAACTAACGTTCAATGCTTA